GCAGCGACGTTACGGTATTTAATTGTCATTTGGCACCTCTACAGTATCGCACATTGTGATATACTGCTCAATAGCAACTTGCACCACTCTTTGAGCCTCGGCATATTGTGTAGCTGTTAAAAACGATTCGAGTATTACCATATCAGGGTATACACTACCAACCTCAGAATCCCAATACTGCTCCATTAAATCCCTCATCTCGTTTTCTGCAAAAACACCATCGGTTAACGGTATTGTAATTGGTATTCGCATAGCTGGAATTTTATCAACAGGAAAATCTATTTCGACAGTTGCAATACAAAGGTGTTGCCATAGGTAGTTCGGGTCAAGTTTTGGAAGATACGTGTAAACATCGGATATTACCTCTTGACATAGTTTGCCGTTAACATCAAACCATTGCCGCCAATTGTGAATTTCAATGTAAAGTTTCATTATCGGCTCCAAATTTTCAAGGCTTCAAATGCGAAATAAACAAATGCGAACATACCTAAAACAACAATGGCGGTTAAATAGTATTCGTCTTTTGTGTTACGCATGTTTAACCTCAATCTTGCACTTATACGTACAGTACGGACATAGAGCATGCCAAAGGTTCGTCGTCTCATCGTGGAAACACTTATTAATGTCGATCAATCGACCTTTAATGGGTGTTTGGTTATCGTCACATTCTGAGGCAATACGAAACTTTGATTTTTTCATGTTTTGACCCTCTGCTTAAATATAGTTTTTGGAGTTGATAAGGTGTGAAAATAATCATCGCGCATACTCCCAAACCAAAGCCCCTGCAGCAATCCCTATTCCAATGCAGCACGAACCTATTTTTAACTCGCGCCAAAACCTCGGACTAACTACCGTATCAACTCGTATTTCATGAGCAACTATTTTTGGCGGTGCAACGTATTTAACTTCCCAATTAATCGGTTCACGCAACACTAAAGGTAAGTCAATAGAGCACGCTTGCCATTCAAACTTTGCACTATCGGGGGTTTTAAACTCACCCTTAATGCACCCAAGAGTATCAATAACCAGCTCACCTTCCGTAGTGTCGTGTAATATCATTGTATCACGCACCACTACCCGCACAAACGAGGTTGCGGGGATTATGCGAGTGATAGTGTCATGAGTTAGTATGGTGTCATAAATTGTAGTTGTTGTGGTTGTGTTATGAACAGGTTTTTCACATCCACGGTTAAACAAAATGATTAGCAATATCACGATAACCAAAACGAAAAACGCTGTTTTGAAAAAATTATTAGTCATTTTTCACTCCCTTAAATTTTGTTCCGCACTGTGGGCATTGCTTCCAATTTTTAGTTACTTTTTTTTCACATACATTACATTCCAACAATGGAATTAAATTCAATAATTTAATAATGGTTTCATTTTCAGTCACTTTATTGCCTTTCTTAGATACTCTTTTGCTTCCTCTATAAATTTTCTGTAAATAGGAGCATTTGGAATATAACTTCCAATCTCTGTTTCCCATTTAGCAATTAATTTTTCGAGTACATTTGATTGGTTTATTTTCTTGCTATTAAAATTGTCGATGTCCTCTTGTGCGTGCGTTGTCAGGAAAGTTTATCATAATTGCTCCAAGTTGTGTGCGACTTAGTAGTTGGTTGTTGTTGTAAATTTTCTTCCTTAGCTTTGTCACAGCTGTATTGGTGCAACAAAAAGATATAATAATCTGTTGTTAAATAATTTCCACAACAACAATAATTCATTTTTAACTGCGACATATAATACCATTTAAAAAAAATGCAATTTCAACAAACTCTAAGTTTGTTTTTATTTTAAGGTTTTTCATGTTGGTTCTCATTTGTCAACCAGTGTAAATGCAAATTGCTTGCGTGACTAATTTTTTGTATCGTTCTTCAACTACTTTGTCAATAACATGATCTAAAATATCAATACCAAATTCTGATTCGGCTTGGTCGGTTAAAACGTCTTTAATTTTGTTTTCATCGGTATAAAATCGATCTTTTTCTTGATACCAAGGAGAAATTTCAATTTTTATAATCTTATGTAACGACCAACCACTATCTTCACAGCAAGTTTCATTGTTAACACAAAACTTTACAGGCAAATCATGGTTATCGGTTTTAAATTTGACTATTTTTTTAAATAATTCATCTTGTGTCATGTTAGTTTTTCTCCTTTGTCAAGTGGTGGTTTTTCAAAATAAAAAACTATCGGTGTTTCTGTAATTGCAATTTGACCATATCTTAAAGCTCTCATAAATTGACTATTGTTATGTAACATTTTAACTTGACGTTGTAGTTCACTTCTCCAAAACTCTAACTTCATTCCACCTTTGTGGTTATTGCATTTGTGACAAGAAGGCATTAAATTTGCGAATCTATTTTTATCAAACTCAGGTTCGTGATGTGAGAGCAATTGAGGGAATACATGGTCTATTTGCATTTGCTTAATCGTTATTTCGCAACCACAATAAGCGCAATGACCATTGCATTTTTGGTAAACTTTTACACGGTCAATTTTCATCACTCACCATTCCTTCCAAGCGGACAGTTTCGGCATGAAAAAATATGGTTAGCCACTTTTTCGGATTGACCAAAGGCACACCCGTAAGCTACTTTTGGCACTGTTACATCTCGAAAATACTTACAACTCGTAATAAACTCAGGCATCAAATCGGCGGCTTCGTCGTAGGTTAGTGGCATTATTTCACCTCGTAAAAACGCTCATACTGTTTGTCAAAAGTCTCTTTTGAAAGTTGAAAGTGCATACAATCAGTACTTGGCAAATGCCAATCACCACCCCATTCAAATCCATTATCTGTAAAACACTCTACAAGTTTTTTGTTAATCCTAACTTTAATATCAGGAATAATACCTTGAGGGTTATTAACTTGGTTAAAATCAACCGCCACACCCCAAGAGTGAAGAGACCAATCGAGGCTATTTTTTCTAGCCTTACGAACGTTATAGCATCCGTCCCACGTCTCAATTAGATCGTGAAGCCGGCGAGACGCAATTGCCGCAAGAGCATTAGCAAGCGGTGTTGCAATACATCTTCCTACGTAAATACGTTTTGGAAAATGATCGCGCAATTCCTCGGGAACGTCGATGAATAAACAATCTGTTGGCTTTGGAGATGTAGGGACACCGAGTTTTAATTGTGCGTATTTTGGATATAGCAAGCTCATACCGGCACCTCTTTCTTCAACTCTTGCCAAACCTGTGGATCGGCAAAATGGTTGTAGCAGATTTTATAGTTTTGTTTTTGCATAGTAGAAGTCCAACACCCATGTAACGCCCCAAGGGTATGTTTCAAAACACAACCATTTTGCTTCAACGCCTCGATAATTTCGAGATCGGTTAGATCAACCATTTTCGTTTTTTGCTGCTCAGGTTCTTCGGGCATTGCGTTATAATGCACAGCTTGATAGTTGTAACAACTACGAGAATGACCGTCTTTGTTCAATCCAAATATCTCTCCACCGCTTGTCACATAAGCAGCTTTAAAAACATATCCATTAGATTTAATTAACACCGGCTCATGCCAAACAATTTTACCAACCGGCAAAGACGCCAAGTCGGGCAGAGGTCGGCGAGAATCGGCAATCTCTGAAAGTACCTCGCCAATAGATAATTCGAACTTTACCCATGTACCATTTTGGTTGTACTCGTCCCCTTCTCGAATCACATCGACATTTTTAATCATCTCACGATATTGCATAAAACCCCCTTTAAAATTAAAAAGCCCAAACCCGAACTAGAGCTTAGGGTTCGTATTCGGGTTAAACTTACGCACGGGAGTACATAAGCGGGCAATTTTTGTTTAGTGAGTTCCTAAGCTCTGCAGTAATATACTACATTTTTTACCAAGTGTGCAATGTTTTTTAATTATTTTGCATTTTTATTCACAGCGGTGTCGATTATCATTTTTGCACGTCACTTTGAGGAAGCTTTTTAAGCAAATAACCTATAGCTGATGCAATAGCAGTCACACCAATGGTTTTCCACTCTATTTTACCGCCATTGCTTAGCATGGTGACCGCTAATGCCCCGACACTTGACAGTACCGACACTAACACCCCTTGAACGTAATCACGGGCATTTAACCGCCATTTTGCGCTTGTTTTCATATCTACCTATGAAGTTAAATTTTAACCAACACGATAGCCAATAATTGTACAAATAATACCGATTCTAATAAATATAAAGTGTGCTTCGCCACGATGCATATTTTTTCTTTTGTCATAATAATACCCTCGGTTAATGGATGTATTGTTTAGTTATAATCCCTATTAGTAACATAATTAAAGCTACTGCAAGCGATAGAAATTTGTTGTTCGTCGCGTCTTTAAGGTTTTTTACCTCAAGACTTAATTTGTCATGATTAGTTTCTATTTTTTCGATTGATTTTAACTCCTCAACATGGCGTAAATCACACAAATCTTTGTTGTATTGAGGCTTGCTATCTGATTCCCTACGACCAAATATTTTACCATTGTTATTACTTGGTTGTTCCTCGTACTGTTCTTCCCCCAAGTTGCGTAAAAGCATCGGCAATTTTTCTATTAAATCATTGAAGTCGTAGGCTGCACTTTCTACAGGCTTGTTTATAATAGCTTCTTTTGCTGCACTGTACAAAACTGGCAGCCGGCAACTTTTTGCAGATATAAACATGTCAAGGATTTTTCCACCCTGCTCTTTAGCATCAAAAAACACATCACACAAAACGGCATCGTATCTGTTTCTTATTTTGCTAACCGCCTTAAATGGATCAGTCTCGATAGATATTTCATGTTCGCTTATTCGCTCTGAAAGCAAATTCGCTTTTTGAATGTCGTCGTCTATTATTAATATCTTCATATCAAATTATCTCGTATATTCTTTTTTCAATCCCAAGCCATTCGGTAGTTATTTCATTTGAAAATTTATTACAATGACAACAAACTCCATTTTTATAATCCGTGATAAATTTAAAATTGATAATAGAGCTTGTTCTTATTACAGTACATGCAATGCGTTTATGAGAAGGCTGTATTCCATCAACGAACGGAAGAATAACAGCATCAATTTTTTGATTTTTTTTAAGCATTTCAATTGCATCATTGAAATTATTTTCTTTTAAATGAACAATATCACGATCTTGCATGATAAAAAACTCGTCGTCCGCTTCAATTGCCATTTGCAAAGCTATGTTCCTGCCTAACCCTTCCCCTTCAAACTTAGCTTTGTTGTCTTTTGGGTTCCGAATATTACTATTTGTATTTATTACGCCGTCGGTAAAACAGCATACGACATCGCATGAAATAGTTTGATCTAAAATGGAACCAAGTGCTAATGGCTCAACGTGTTGTCTTGTTTCCATAGGAATATATATTTTCATATTTGCACCAATCGCCATTCAAGAACTTGTGGGAATGAATCACCTAATCCAGTGTATTGCAGCCCGTAAATACCACTACCAATATCAACCGCATTTACATACTTCTCTTCCGCTACTGCACTACCAACTTTTCCAAGTCGATACCAAAAAATACTTTCAGCTCTTGCGTATTTGAAGTTTGGATTAAGTGATATTGTTGTAGCTGCAAAATTACCAACCAAAGTTCCATGCGCTGGGCACGCAGGAACTGATAATAAGTAGTTTGCCCCACCTTTTACAAATAGCTGATTATCTGTTGAGTTGTACGCGATGATTCCTGAGGTCGCAGAGTTATCAATTAAATCATCCCTGGCAGTGCGGGTCACTCTTGGTATTAATAACCCTTTTGAAGCACTATCGAATTGAGCAACAGCATAAGTTGGTATTGAGCTGTTTGTCGCCCCTACTGATAATTTAGCAGCAGAAACACCTGCCAGCGTAGTTATATCACCATTGCCTTGAACCTGCACTTTATTAGTACCGTTATTTTCTATATCAAGAATTACATCTCCCGCATCCAAACTGGTACTCGTATTTTTTACAGCGTTTATAGCAACACAACCATGCGAAATATTTGAATTTTTACCAGTAATAGTAACTGCATGCGCAGTGCTGCCACAATCTGCATCTAAATAACCAACAATGTCTAACCCTCTTGTTTTACTTTGATCGGTTATAGTCGCACCTTTTTTTATTGCACCATTAACGACAAGCGCTTCCCCGTTTTTGTGGACTGAATTTAGATAACCATCTTTATCAAGCTGAATATGTGGTACATAACCATTATCGTTGTCAATATCTTCAACGTCAGAATTATCAAATGTTTGTAATAATAATTCAGGTGCTCTTAACCCAATTCGATCAGCACCACTGATTCCCTCTGTTGGATCGTTTGCATTAAATATAATCAATTCTGTTTTTTCTTGAGAAGCTCCCTGTCCTAAAGGAATTATTCTTCTGCATATTACCCCATAAGGATCACCCTCTCCTCCGTTACCAATAGTAGAGGCATTCCCTAATAATATTTTAGCACCATTTTTCTTGATTACCAAATCACTGGTAGTTTCAACCGTTATCCCATCATCGGCAATCGAGCTATTCGATGGATGCCCGTTTGCATCAAATTTAGCAATACTATTTTGAGTTCCTAATGAATTTAATACTATTGGTGACCCAGCCGTCCCATTCCCGCTTATTGGGGCAGTTGTTGACACCGTTGACAAATAATTACCAGCAATAATTCCAATCTGCTGTTTTTGAGAACCAAGTAATTTAGATACGCTTATTAATTGCCATGTACCACCACCAGCAGAATTATATTGTATTATAATTTCAGCAATCGGCACGAACTCGGGGAGTACATTAGCAATATGACCAAGATTGACATTTGCGAAAGTCAAAGCTTGAATAGTTGCAAGCGTCGTGCTTGATGATTGTCCTTGAATAAATAAGTATCGTTTCTTTTGGCATTCGGTATCTGATGTTGATGGTATAGCCATAACAAATAGTTTTTGATATGCTCCATTTCCCATTAGCGTTTGTTCCCAAGCTCCACCAGTAAACTGATTATAATATGGTCTATTCGTTGATAAATTAACTATTTCGGTTTTGTCAGATTCCATATTTGCGGAGTTTGCACCTGATAAATACAACCATGAATAACTATTCGTGGTAAGAGCGGGATTTGTGGTGTTTAAGCCATCATCACTAATAATAGTTTCAGAAATTTGAGGGCGGCGATTTGTTTCGGTAGTATTATTAAGAGTGTAGTTTGATAAGTCACCACCTGAAGCCAAAGTTGCCCCTACGTTTTTATGATTTAACTCATGTGAGGCGGATGGAAGTTGTGCCCCATGGCATTCTCTAATGCAAAAATTGGCTCCATCACGATACGCAAGAGAAATTAAAATATATTCCATGCCTGGGAAAGAATTTGCCCATACAAAGCTTGTGCCATTATGATAAAGCCAATACTCATTATCCGCCGCATCGTGTGCCGCGCTTTCGTAAGAAGTAACCTCAAACGCAAGCACATAATTCCCTTGGAACAACGCAGATATTTTATTAGCCCCACCAAGTTTATTTGTAACTGTAACTTTTCTTGTAGTCCCATTGTAAGACACTACGATATTGTCAGGATCGGCAAATCCTGTTTCCCATAATGTCACTGTATTTCTCGACGGCAAAACTGTAGATTCAACTTCGATTACTTGATCTATGACCGATAATGAGCCGTCGACTAATAGTGGAGAGCTTACTTCTACCGTTGATCCATCATCAGTAATAGCGGATGCGATTTGTTGCCCTTTTGTAGTAAACTTAGGCACTGCGCCAGCCGCAATATCGGTGCCTTTAGTCACAACCGTTTTTGCCTTGTTACCAGCGTCGTCATTGATTAATAATCTGCTATCACCACCAGTTATAACGCCTACTTGACAAGGACGCATGGCGGCGGTAAGATTCGCCTCTGTTTGGTTCATCAAGTGCCTTTGCTCGAATGTCGCGCCAACTTCGTTGTATACGTTTTCCATATTATTAAACCCCTTGCTTTTTAGTTGCGTTCAAATCAACATCTTGCTTTTTACTTGCTGTTAATGGTAGCTCTTGTATTCTTGGTGTTGTCAACAAATCAGTTGCCGATAATAAAACACCTGTAATGGTAACAACGGCTTTTTTTCGTGATATACGGTAATCGGTAACTATCAATTCTCTATCTGCGTTCGATGTATGAAATTTAAGATTAACCATAATGTGCTCACCGAAAGTAACATCGTACCAATCTTCGTACGGCACTTGTATTGTTAGCTTATCAGAATCGCACATTAAGCCATAACGCCATAACCAAGCGTATGCGGTTTGTTCATCTTTTATAGTTTTAAACTCAAAAGAGTTGCTACTCTGTTTTATTTTCTTACCGACTTTTGTATATAAACTCTTGAAGAGTTCCCAAATTGATTCTTTATAATCACCTGTTGAGTTTATGCCTGCAACGTAACTATCTTGGTAAGTGGCTTTATCTACATTCGTGACCTCAATAGTAGATTTGAACCTTTCAAAACCTATATCGTAATTGTAAGAAAGAACAGGCTCGCATATAATATTATCAGATGAAAAATACTTGTTAATATCAGGTGCTCCGATTATGTCAGCTTGTGCTATAGATCGCATTGTAATTGAGCCTTCAAGTCTGTCAAATAACCCCAAAGAAAATTTTCCGTCTTTATCATCGTAAAGCATCATATTGTGCTCTCGCGAAAGCATCAACAAGGCATCATCGCTTTTAGCTTTGCTCTCTTCGAGCTGGAAAGATGCTACCCCAATTTTTTGTATTACTGGGTTGCATTCAAAGCCGCCGTATGATGTGCCAGTATTAATATCTGCGTTAGTCTTATATCCGTTTGTTACGTCGGTATTATCCCAAATTTCGCAACGCTTAATACTTTCTGCAATATCTTCGGCTTGTGTTAAAACGTCAGTGATCTCATCATCCCAATGCTTGCGCCCTATAGTAGGAATAAATATCGTGTCAGCGATAGCGTCACACGTTTTGGCTTTTTCTACACCATAAGGGGTAAATTTGACTGTGTAAACCCCTGATAGAGAATTTTCTATACTAAAAGCAATACCTATTATTGTTTTCGCAGTGCCTAAAACAGATTTATTTATTGACTTTGTTATATCAACTTGCAACGGGTAATTTATAACTCTCAAAGATTCTTCATCAACATAATTATTTATTTTAAAATAAGGAGGAGTATTATACAATGATTCGTCTATGTATCTGCTTTTTGATGTTCCCCGAATGAATGTTTGGTTGCAACCTATACTCGATGAACCTTCAGGTGTGTTGTCGTATGACGCATTAACAACACCGTTTATAATTTCACCTGAAAAAGAAGATATTCCAAAAATGCGATTATAGGTTTTAACTCCGTCTATCATAGAATAACATTGCACGGCTAAATCCATATTATAAAAATATTCGTCGGGTTCTTGTGGTATCTCTAAAACATACAATACGACTTGTCTTGTTGATGGAGTACCATTAAATGAATACAAGCAATAACCCCTATCAGTAGCCCATAAATTACTATTCATTTCCTCTATATCAAAACCAATATGCGAAGGGGAAGCCCCCGCTGTTGCTGTTGCATTGTTGATGTATATAAGCCCTGCGCTACTTCCTCTTTTAAGGTTTGAGAATGCGCCATTAACAAAGTCGTCACCGCTTGGGGCACCAGTTAAATTTACAATGGGTGGGTTACCTGCTATTAACGGGACATAGTTAGCATCTATTTTTTGTGGAGTTATTGAAATAACATCGCGCTCATTGTTTGAAATTTCAGTTGGTATAGATATTTCTGTTGATGTCGCGTTTAAGTATGACAATAAAGGATTATATGTTTTATCTACTGTGTAAATAACAGGCGATAGAGTTTCTGCAGAATTAGCAACGCCATAAAACCCTTTGGCAAGTTTATCTGTTTTAAATTCATATTCAGACCTAATAAACTCAATAGAAACATTAATAGCGGGGTCATAGGTTTTAATGCTTTCTGCTTCTATTGTTAATCCTACCCCTAATGTTTTAACAATTCTTTTTATAGGTACGCAAAGTCCATCGTCTTCACCACCATAAATTTTTACATATTTATAATTAAGTTCATCAGCCAATAAAATAACATTCGCAACAAGACCACCAGTATAATATAATGTAGCAAAATTTGAAGAATCTGAAATATATAAAGAGCCATCAATAGTGCTTGTTATTCTTATTTTTGTATTATTTGTAGGTGTTTTAATCCAATATGGATACCCTGATTGTGTTGCAAGAATAGTTTCGTCATCAGTCCCAACATCAGAGCATTTATATTTTTCAATCGTGTTAGTTGTTACCTCATATTTTGCCATTCCTGTTGCTTCGTTTTCGTACATATTACCAAATATAACAGGTGACATTTTTGTTTCTGTGGCGCTTTGAATTAAGTCCCCAAGCAAAACAGGCGTAGAGATAGACGCGCTTTCTATAGTCAAATCAAATTCAGTTTCTGTTTTTAAGTCTCTACCAGTTAGAACTCCAGTAAATATAGTTTTTGGATCATTGACACCGTCGATGGCATGTATTTCGATCTTCCAGCCGTATAATGGAGCCATTGCCGCTTCAAGCGATTGCAATAGCAAACATTGATACGCTATTGACACTGTTATAGCTTTCTTTTTGTCAATGCCCCCACCAAGCTTTATATCTGCGCCTCCTGTAATGTCCCCGATACCCCAAGGGATCAAAGCCCCTACTTTATAAGCGTCAGGAAAGGCGTCGGCAACCTCTGCAAGCTTAATAGTAGTGTAACCGCTCGCATATGTTGCCCCCCAAGCTAAAACGCCAGCATTCCCAGTGTAATCACCTTCTATTTTTATCTGTATTGCAAGTGGTTCAATCATTTTTATACCGTTTCATAGTATCGAGCGTTAATTGTTACGCGCCATCGGTTAAATTCAAAATGATCAAACTCAAAATCTTCGTTGGTAATGTGTACTTTAAACGTTCCGCTTCCGTCAGATTCCCCAATACCAACTCCAAACAGCCAAGTGTTTGCGGGGACTTCAATTTCTATATCATCAAGATTTCGGTCTATCAAAAAATACTTCACGATTGCGGCACAAGCCTTGCCAGAAAGCTCTAACTCGAATTTAGTTTCGAAAACGTCAGAATCTGATTTTAAATCGACTGTAGTAATTGATGTTGCCGATAAAGTTTTGAATTGGGTTGAATACCCGATTGCGCTTTTCCTTGTGCTGTCGGCGTGGTATTGCAAACAACGCAAATTGTCGACACTCCCGATTCTAAAATGCCCGTTGTCACTTGTGTAATCAACGGTAACGGCACTTGGGCGGGTGGAAATTAAAGCGGTATATTTACTCGACCAATACAAATAAGGTTTATCCTGTTGCTTCCCATGCCCGAATTTGTCAGGCAGGAAAATGACGCCGAAAGAGCCTGTATAACCGTATAAAGGCGTTGAGGGGTAGAACCCATCGAGCGCGCTCATTGTCACTACCGTGCCGCGCCTTATATCGCTTGAGATAAACGATTCGAATGCTGTTTGTTGTGTCTTCGTTAAAATGTTTGTCGGCACTTCTAAAACCCATTGATCGAACTCAGACCCGTAATCGTAGAACGAAATATTATTAGTCCCACCAATTTCTACCCGAGAAATTTTTGGCGTTACTACAACTTTATACCCGTAGTATGGTTGATCTACGGTTACGCTTGATAGTCCCTTTGTTATTATCACATTGCACCAGCCCGTGCAAGTAACTCCTGCACCATGCTGTCGGCGTCACCGCGTTTTATTTGTCGCGTAAAAGTGTCGATTAAATTGCCGCTATTATCGGTTACATTTAACACGACAGTATTGCCACCATAGCTATTACGTGTCTCGTAGTTATTTCGAACCGTTGCCCCTCGTGGCAAATCTATAAGCTCTTGACCGCGTTCGCCAACTAAAGCAGTGCCACCGCTTGCGTATGGTGTCCCTGTAGCAAATTTAGCGTTAGAGATTGCCACCTGTTGGGCTATCCCCATAGCAAGCGCAAACGCTACGGCAAACGGATCAGGCAACGCTTTCGTTACCGCAACGGCTGTGTTGATGCCAGCTTCAACACGTGCTATATTTTTTTTCTCGTTAGCTGTGCGCTTGTTTGAATCGGCAATTGCACTAAACAATTGACCCGCTGAAGAAATACCGTTTGCTACTTCGTTTCGTCTATTATCACTTGCTATTTTCGCCTTTTCTTTTTCTTGCTTTACCCATGCGTCAAAACTTTGCTTACTGCTTGCATCGAGTTCGTTCTGCATAGTAATTTGGATAGTTTGCAGATTTTTGGTATATTCATCTCGCTCTTTTTGCTTCTTTTCTTCGTAATCTTTTACTTTTAAAGCTTCTTCATCTTGTATCTGTTTCATTCTTGCATTATGTTCGATTGTAACCACTTCTAAATTTTGCTTGTTCAATTTAGCAAGTTGTAATTCTTTGTCATAAAATATTGCCTCGTTCGCAAGTTGTGCGTCGTAGCCTTCCATATATAAATCAACATTAGCCGATGCAATTCTTGATGTCGTTTCAATTTGTTCTGTTTGAGCTCTTACGTGTTCGTCTCTTGCTTTATCTTGTATTGATTTTCTTTCTTTAGAAATTTCTTCCTCTGCTTTTATAGCAGAAGCTTTTGCATCACTTGCAATTTTATCATTATAAGCTTTATCAGAAGCCGCTTTTTTTGCGTTAAATTCATCAACGATTTTTTGCGTTTCTTGTACCTTAACTTGCAACGCATTAACTTCGGGGAAAAACATTGACCCTGTAGGGTCTTGTTTTTTCGCTTGTTCTTGTGCTTTTACGAGTTGTTTTGTATATATTTCTAAATCTTGTGTTGCTCTGCCTAATGGGGTCACTTCTTTAGAAACTCTACCACCAAATACTTGGTGCATCACTTCGCCAATCTGTTCACTAAAATTTTTCCACGACAAACCTCCTCTATCAATAGCGTCTGTCGTTGCCGCTATTGCCTCCGCTTGACCTCCGAAGTTTGCAGTCAACCCTCTTACAACAGAGTCAATACGCTCCATACTACCCTTCGCACCTTCAACCGATATTTTTAATCTCCCCAGCTCTTCGCTATCGTCGGCAATTCCACGAGCAACCAAACCAGCCGCTTGCGATAAATTCATACCTTTGGCTTTTGCAAGGTCAATAACGGCGGGCGTTAGCTTCTTTATTTGATCGCCGTTTTTGATGTACATAGCAAGTTGCGCTTGCATAGAGATAATGTCATCGTCATCAATTACAAGCTTTTTACTAAGTGCTTTTGCTTGCTCTTCGAGAGCAACGGTGCTACCGTTTAAGGCTGTTTTAAGCTGCAAAAGCCCTTGCGCGGCGTCTTTGTACTCTCTGCGTGCATCCATTAAAAATTGGGTGGTTTTGCTTACAACTTGGAAGCCGATAAACCCTTTTACCGCACCGCTTAATGCACTTGAAAACCCGCCGCGCCATTCATCGGCAAGACCACTAAACGCAGACTTATTCTCACTTACCTTTTGCTTGGTATCGGAAAGAGATTTCTTAATATCCTCAGTAGCTTTTTTAAACTTCGAAGATAGAACGTCTTCAAGTTCTAACCTTAGTCTAACTATATCGGTATTTTCAGCCATATTATTTCCCTTGTTTAGCCATTTCTAATGCGTGCTTTCTATCAATTACGGCTCTTACTACGCTAAACGCTTCAAGCAATTTTACAGGCTGAAAAAGACGCCCACAACCATCGGGAAACCGACCCCATTTGTCAAGGTCATATTGACATTCGACAATAAAATTTGTTTCTTTGTCGCATAAAGTCCTCGGGCATTGAAAAACTTTGAACTTATTTTCACCATGACAAATTAAACAATTTTTATTACCACCGCAAACGCATTCAGGCATAAAAGAAATGCCATAATTTTCACTACGGCATTCGTTGTTTTTCTTCTTCGCATCAACACACGTGTTGCAGTCAAATACAAACGTGTTCGGTTCGAACATCATCGAAACGGCACATATTAGCTTTTTTTTTCCTCGGGAGAAAGAGTATTTGCCTCTCTCCAAAGCCTAAAGCATACCAGCATTTCATCGAAGGTATAAACTTCAGAAGGTTTTACGGACTTCTTTTTCAAGTCCTTTGGTACTGGTTCGATTATTACTCTATCAAAGATCGCGCTTATCTTTTGTTTAAACTTCACACGATCCTCGATGATGTCAAACGCCGCATTTATTTCCCTATCTAATTCAACAGTGATAGGGAGAAAACGGAATGTAACGCCGTCAGAAACAATCGAAACATCTTCCTTCATAAATGCTGGTATCATTTTTCCCTCTTAAGCGTGGTTAATAGTGATTACATAGTCATTGTCAAGAAAATACCCAGTTAGTTCGAACTGGTCTATTCCGTCGGCACTTGATACGGTCGGGGCTTTCGATAAAACAAAATCACTACCCGTAATATCAATAGTATTTGACAAGATATTTATAGATGCTATTTTGCTTGCTGCTGCAAGGTATGCAAAAGGAGAATTAGCCGAGAAATCTTTATCCAAAAAGGTGAAAGTGAACTCGTTATTTACGAGAGTCACCGTGTTGCCTGCATAACCATACGCCGCTTCTGGGTCTTTATCGAGTACAGCCTTGAGCCCTGTTTTAAGCATGAACTTTTGCAATTGCACTGTTAATGCGTCGATAGTGACAGTTCCACCAAGGAAGCACGGTGGTACTTCAAACTCATCAAGAGCGGTTGCAGAAAGCGGGTGAGTACCAGCCGCAGGAACCTCCGCAATACAGCCTTCTCCGCTTGCTTTAAGGTAAAAAGGTTTGCCAGCTTCAGCGGACAATTCAAGTGCGAGAATGTGATTGTATGATTTGAACAACATGCAATCCCCCGATGTTTTGTCTCCGCTTGAACTTTGAACGGTGCAATCCTTATAACCTGTGCCTGTAAGATTAGGAGTATATACCCAAGCATTCGTGTCTTTTGTTTGTGTATGACCACCGCACTTTAAAACGTCGTTTACATTCGGAGGTACACTTGCAGGTGTAGCCGAAGGTATCACAGGTACAGTAAATTCAAGCACGCCCTTGCCAAGACCTCGGACAACACCATCCTGTCCCAATAGCCCGCGTGTTCGTTCAAGCTTCGTGTGTTCAATGTCAAGTTCGTGTTTGAAATCTTTGCCAACGGCAATAATGTTTGTGCTTGTTAGCGAGGATTCTACCGTCCGCTCCGCCGCTTGAATCTTAAACATCAACACCCTTGATTCTGTCAATGAAGTACCCATATTTTTGCTCCTTATACTTGGTGTAACACTTCCCACTCAGTGACAATTTTACACGGGCGGTGTGTTATGTTTGTTTGTATCATAGTTTTTGTACTGCTTATATATTTTATACTCAATTGATTTACCACCCCTGCTATCGTGTCAAAAAATATGTGCGACAAATCTTCCATAATATCGCTGTACGCTTTGTTAGACAGGCTTTTTACACCTCTTTGTGTGCTTGGTACAATAGAAGGGTGTATGGTAATCAAATAACGTGTTAAATGCCACTTGTTGCGCGTTATTGGTTCTCCATTAGCATTATCACTCGACACCTCTATCTCTGCATGAATATCGCTTCGAGCTTGAGCCAAATCAAAGCAGTCAAATTTGATTGCAGACCAATCATAATTACCAGTATAGGTGTGCATCAAATCTATCATCGCTTGCTTTGTTGTTTCAATGCTCATTTTGCTAAATCCTATTTAGATAGATGGTACCAACAAAACTTGATTGCGTTAAAGCCCCGTTCGCACCGAGTAAAAACATATTCGCGGTAATCCCTGTTAATAGTTCGTCTCTATCACTTTTGTAACCTTCTTTTTTACGGAAATATGATTCTTCGTCAGGTACATCGACGTCGTTTTCTCCATAAACATCGGTAAACATTTTGATGTATAAAGAATAGATTGCATACTCTTTGATAGTTTCAAAAACAGGAATTACAATGTCGTCAACTTCAACACCAAGTGTCAACGCCAAAGTGTTCACCTTTTTGTCGGCATACTCATACCATTTGTCAAGCCGATTGTCTTGCGAATGAACGAATTTAGACGCCAAATTATCGGTAATTTCATCGACGGTGAAATATATCGGTGTGTAAGACATCAGAATACGCTCCTTAAAGCTCTGTTAATTGAATCTTTCGTCTCTTTAGCTATCGAACCAGCTTTAGCAAGGTAAGCATTCCGAATAAAATTGCCAGCTCTAATCCCTCGGGTTGTCCCATCATTCAAAAACGCACTGTATGGATACTTTTTATCACGTTTCCACCCGCTCGAAGCTGTAGCACCATCCAAATAGACCTCGCTGGCAATAACATTATTATCCTCTGTTATTCTATACTTGATAGAGCGCTCAGCGTTACCAGTGATGTTCTTAAATGTGGGGTGATTCTTTTGTGCAACCGTTGCAATTATTTTAGCAGATGATAACAAACAAGCCTCCACCGCTTTAATGATTCTTTCGGAGGTGGTGTTAGTTGTATTTAACAATCTTAATTGTTCCGTGATTTTCATAGTGTTTTAAAGGGCGGCTTTTACACCGCCGTTTATTTAACGTTATTAATCACCAAGCAAAATCACAGTATGCGCAGGTTTGATATTCTTCACACCCCATGCAAGCCCGACTTCCATTTTTGCTTGACGGTACTGGCGATACAATGCCACTTGGAAAGGCAATCCCGAAACAGGGTCAGAAACGATCATAACATCGTCGGCACAGTCACCACCAACAGGCATAATCGGAGAGCGTGCAAGCAATATAAGTGCGCTCTTAACGAATGCCATATTGCGAGACGAAACAGCGACAACCGTTAGGATTCGTTCAGCTGCACCTTGAGCCATGCGGATACCTGGTGCGGCAAGCGTAATAGTGTCCCCTGTTGCAGGGTTTGCACCAGCGAACGAAGCCGCGGCAACAACGTATTTGTTGGTATCGTTTGCAATTGTGATAATGTCACCAGCCGATACTGTACCCGTTCCCGTTGCATTCTTGAGAGTAAGAGTAGTTTGACCAACAGTGAGCGCACCTGATACCGTCGAAGCACTTGCCATATCACCAGCGGCAGGGCGTTTAATCTGTGCCGATTTTCTGAAGCTGATATTATCAAGATTCAAAAGCTCTCCACTAAGAGCCGCTGTGGTTCCACCATTTGTAAAGTTGCCTTTAAGAAGAGTTGACAAATTCGCGGCGGCTGTAGTATTCAGTACACACGAACGGTCACCACCGGGAGCCCCGTTGTCATCAAGGATTTTAGAAATCTGTGCAGAATCGGTGAAAGCTGATGCAAAAGGTGCAGTAGTGGCAGTGCCGTAAGCACGAGAGAAAGTGGTATGCAGTCCGCATAAATCTGCTTCTACTTCATTTGCAAGTGTTCTGAAAGCTTGTGCAAATTGATTCGCGAGAATAGGGTTGTATTGATCCCCATTTGCATTTATAGAAGTCTGTTCTTCACCAGTCCACATAATTTCCGTTTTTCGGCTTTTTGAGATTGTCATATCTGTATATGCTACCGACTGCCCTCCCGCGTCGCTTGCAGTAGCACCAGCGGCAATATCGCTTGCCGTAACTGTAGGTACGATAGGAACACGAATAACCTGATCTTTTGCCGCACTTGATTCAGAGGCGTTAGTTGTGACCGCAGGAATAGCACCGATAAGTTCACGGCTAACAATGTCACGAGCGGTATAAATTGTAGGGATAAGACCAGTAAGAGTATTTGCAGAAGCCATTTGTATTCTCCTTAGATGATTTTGTTGCCCGCTTTATAAACCGCCTCTTTTTCAGATGGTTTAAGATTGTTCCACTGTTCGCGGGTAATTGTTTTGCCTCCTGCATTTGCAGGTTGGCGGTTTGGTATTCCGTTTCTTTCGTTTGCCCGTATGAGATCAGGGCGAGTTTTCAAGAAATTTTCTGCAACTTTTCCAACTTCAAAAGTTTCGTCACCTTTTGCAAAATAAGGGTTCCCGCTTTCATCGCGCCTAACTTCATAAGCTTGCAGCAGGTGCGAAATAACAAGGTCTTTGCCAGCCACATTGTCACCAAGAGCTTTGTCTAAAACGCTTGCGGCGTCTTTTTCCAACAACTTCTTTTGTGACTGCGTAGCCTCTTGGTCTTTAGCTGTGAATTTCTCCGTTAGCTCTTTGACCTGTCTTGTTAGCGTGTCAATGATCGGGTTGTTTTGTCCGTTTTGTGGTGTGCTTTTAAACCCTCGAATAGCTTCGATTGGGTCTTCAATGTCACGTCCCAAAACGTCCTTCAAAGTGTCCTTCACAGTCATATACTGCGTCATCCACTTTTTCACTTCCGCGCTTTTCACTGATTTTTCTTGAATGCCTTTTTGCTTTTCCGCTTCGATCAACGTCGTTACGGCGGCGGTAATTTGTTCAACTTTTGCAGGGTCAACGCCCTCTAAAATTGTTGCATCTAACATTTTGAATCTCCTTTGCCTCAACGGGCGTGGTTATATTATGAATATAATACGTTTTTAAGTAAAAGTGTATATATTTCGGTATTTTTTACCGATTTATACCTTGTTTTTTTAAGTTTTGGTTACTTAACAGGGGTAAATTGTTTCTGCCCGTTGTAATTCAGTAGCGTTTTTTCCCACTTAGTGCCGTTCTCGTATAGCTCGTTGCCATTTACTCCCAAGAGCTCTTCTCTGCGCGTTGTAGATAAACTATCAAGGTATTTTTTGCCTTCTTTGCGGTCAAAGTTTTTCTCTTTTGAAGGGTCAACCTCACCGATATACACCTGGTCTATCTTGCACATGCAATTCGGGTGGAAAGGATACTCGGGTTGCTTGTCTTTTGGGTAAACACCTTCACCAAGCCCGTACAAATTCGCCTCTGTGTGAAAATTGCATATGTCAAAAATGTCGTGCGAACTGTTAAGAGTAAATTGCACGGCAACTACTCTATCATCGTTATACGCCTCTGACAACACAGTGTCCCCATACGCCCCTGCATACTCTGTGCGCACCACTCGCATTGCATCGGATTTTGCTTTATCTCTGATAGCTTTATCAAGTGACTTTGATAGGTCTTTCGGCAATCCAGTCGATACTTCTTGCCCTAATGTTCTCAATGATATTTTGCTAATATTTTCTTTCTCTAATAGTCGCTTTGTTTTATTAATCGTGCTCAACGCTCTTGTTTTCTCTGCATCGGTTGTTGCAATCCTAAAAGCATCTTTGGCACTCGCTTGCAATCGCTTAACAGCTTTTACATGGTCGACGGATTTGGTCATTATCCCGCGCAACTCTCTTGTTGCTTGGTTATAGTTTTGGTATGTCGATATTGACTTTTCAACACTGCTCGAAATCAAGTCAATTAAATTATCTTTGTCGTAAAGTTTTGACAGCCCACCCACTTTGTATTGGTCACGCACAATTTTTGACAATGGAGAAACACCGATAGCGGTATCAATACCCGATAAAACCACATCTCGTATTTCTTGCTCGTATCCCGAGACTACAGCCTTTATCTTCTTTTTAACATCATTCGGCGCAGTATTAAGCAAGTCGATTTTGTCAATATCTTTGTATATTACATCAAAGATTTTGTCAAGCCCTCGGCTCGCTTTTTTTACCGCTTTTTCGGCTTGGTTCATTCTTGATTACCATTATCTTTTGGATCAACAAATGTACCGTCGCTGTTTTCTGTTAGCTCAGTAGTCTTGCGGGCGGATTCCATCATAGTTTTCAGCTTGTCCAATGCTTCGGGCTTATGAGCAAAAAGCTTAATTGCTATTTCGTCCTCGATAGCTTCTTTCAGAGACTTGTTTGCAACCATATTTAGAGTCTCTTGCAACATAGCTACGTCTGCGCTCGTAGTATCAGGACTAAATTTATCTTTATACACAACATCAATTTGCAATCCCTTAGAGATAAGATACTCAGCAACAATTGAAAGTATTTTCACCTCTGCATTTTTACATTCTTCACTTGTAGATTTTAATACCGATTCCTCGGCTCTAAAATCCCATTCTTTAGCGATTCCGCTTTTCGCCTCCACAACACCGACAACACCAATTTGTTTGAACGCCTCGCGAATATCTGTTTTAGTATTAGTGCAGTCTTCAAACAACACTTTCAAGCAATTAACATCGGGAGAAATATAATCGAGCGGGATTGTCGCCCCGTTATCCTGTATGATAAGGTTTGATACTCCTACATCGGTCGTTTGTGGAGTAATGCCACTCCCGCGCAAAATGCTGAAAGATTGAAATCGCTTTTGTATTGCGATAAGTGATTTCGTGTTGAAATGCTCTAAACACAAATTGACAATATTAAGCATTGTCGGATGCGGTAATTCGTCTTTACGCATCAAACAACCGTCGACGCTTAGTTGCACAATAGGGGAGTATGATAAACCGTGGGGCACCTCTTCGCTTATTCCCCACTCACCAAGTTTGCCGTCTTTTCCTTCTTCTCGGGTGTACTCAATAAACGATAATTCTGTAACCTCTTGCTCTATTTTATCGCTTATTTTCCATCGTATCCGTGTTGCGTATCCTGCTTTTTCGCTTGTGATAGATACCATAGTTTGCGGTTCTATGATCTTTACAAATGGCAGGCTGCCAACTTTTTCAGGATCAACAGGGAATACTACAACGTGGCACATACTCCATAATTTACTATTACGCGCAAAGTCGTGCATAAACTTTGTTAGAGGTAGCCCCGCACCATTGCAATTTTCTATAAAGTCAAGTAAATAATTATCGCCTGTGCCTGTGACTGTTCTTTCAATTTCGTTATTAAAAATAGGATCAACGCTCGCATCAATTGCAGGTTTGAATAGGTTGACATACTTAGTCATCTGTCGGCGCGTGTTATAGTAAGCGTCACGTTTGAATGGGAATAGGTATGTGGACGACAAAAAACCGTTGCTCCCTTCGTAGCAATGCTTGATAAACTCCCAAACGGGGATACCCTCGGGGTTTACAAAAGAAGTTGTCGACTCTGCAACGGCTTCCGAACTGGCGTTATTAATAGCCATCGGTGGGTTCATCCCTTTTGTAGTGGATACACCACCAATTTTTTGATCTTCCATAAAAAAACTCCTTTGAGAGATATACTGCAAATATAATTCGTGGTTAGATGCGAACTGTAGCACCAAAGCCGTGCATAGATGCGAGCTGATGCATTACAGCATACCTTACGCCATCCATAGCATGATTGTACATATCTATTGGTTTATTTGTTAAATCGCCATATTTATCGGTTGTATAGCGATAGTTCCTCAGCTCTTTTATTATGTCTATACTGCTTTTTGTAACATAAATTTTTAGTTGGTTTAATTTTTGAATGCCAGTCATAACGGAACCTTCGCCCTTTGTGGCAGGCTTTGCATTCCACCCTTCGCGATACAACTCTTCTATACTTTTCGGCTCTGCACTATCGCAGATTATCACATCCATACGCTTTTGCAACCCGATATTGCCCATCGCCTCGCTTATATCTTGGTTTGTCATATTTGTTCTGTAGATTAATTGGTGCAGGTAAACAGCGTCACCATAAAACAAAATTTGTGTTAATGCGGTGGGGTCATTAGCAAACCCGAAATCCATACCAAATAGCTCTATACATCTATTTCTTGGTGGCAATTCGTCGACCACTTCAAAACAAGGATGCACAAGCCCAGTGATCTTCCCGAGTTTACCGAGCCCGTAAACGTTCCACCAGTTTGGGTCTTTGTCTTTGTTGCTCTCGATATTGTCAATTACCGATTTTATTTTTACTTGGTCTATCTCATCCATTAAAGGCAATATTTTTTTTACATCAAGGTATGTGCTATGTATATAAAAGTTCTCAGGTTCGTTTTGTAGATTGTTTTGATGTATCCAAAATTCGCTTGTAGGGTTCCAATCTAAAAATGTGAAAAGAAAAGTACGAATGTCAAGCTCTCTATAACTATCATACGTGATATTGTTACACTCATTGATATACAGAATGTCGCGCCGTCCACCACGTAATTTTGTTGATACGTCAGCACTAAAAAACTCGAATGTGCAATTATCAAATTGGTAAATAAACTCTGATTTGTTGAACCTTTTTGGATCATACATTGATCCTAAAATGTTCTCAAAGTCCCTAAGGCATCCGCGTTTTAGGTGTGGCAAAGATTCTGAAACTACCGATATTGTTATTTTTTTTGGAGCTGTTATTGCGAGGTAAATCAATAGAGACATTATTGAATATGTTTTACTACTGCCCGTGCCACCTTCGTTCAATGCTCTGCGCCTGCCGCTTTTAAATGCGTTTAGATTGTCACGGAATACCCTTGTTGGTATGATCTTCACGCATTAGCCTTTTTATCCCAAACATTAATAATATCGTTTTTTAATTGTTCATCGACCACGGTGAACGTTGGTACGTTTGTTATTTTTTCACCAAGGCTTGTTACATCTACAGCTTGGCATGGCTTACCATCAGTTCTATCCATTATCATGTCTATGGCTTTTAAGTCACCAGTGGAAGCTTTCTTAATCAATTTCTGTATGATTATATCCCGAAAATCCTTTTTTGACTTCGTGCCATCGGGCATATCAACATCGATTTTGGTATCGAGCATCTCACGCAATACGGTAGATAAATTTCGAGCCCCCTTTGGTCTCCCATGAGGGTTTCTAACCTCGCCAAACTTCGGCGGTCTTAAATTTTGGTTGTTTGCCATAGTTCAAATTTCTTTCAAATTAAATAGGCTGGTTTTTAAGACAACCTATTTATAGTACATTACAAGTTTAAAGCGTCTTCATCGACCTCTTTACCTGATAAAAACACCGTTTTGTTAAATGCTATTAAATCTTTTTTTACATAAAACTTTAGATTGGAATCCCTGCAAATAGCGACAGAATCATGGATAAACTGCGCCCAGTCAATATTTTTATCCATTCCTTGGTAGTTATTTATTTTTCCAATTTTTACATGGTCAATAAATTCAGATGCTTTTTTTAACATAGACAATGATTGCTTTGGATCGATAACAGGCTCAAAGCTTGCCCATGTTTTTATTCCTTGTAATTTATATTCATTTAAAGCGCTAATTCTTATTTCAGATACTTCCGCCCCACCCTCCCACTCATTGCAATCTTTGGGATTGTTGAAAACTAATGTGCTGCCTATTTTTAATCTATCTCCAAATTTTTTAAATATATAAACATCCCGCATCGCTTTGTTAGGGTTTTTAGTTAGAATCGCGACTTTGTGATTGTATTTATTTAATATTCTTAAAACCTCATTTGTTTCCCCTGATTCAGCATTACAATATGGGTCTGTTGTAAATGATAACAATATTTGTTTGTTGCAACCTTCCATTTTTTTTGCTGATTTTTCAATTTTTTCAAAATCAACATTAATTAAAACTGTTTCATGGCAATAATTTTTATTAAATCTAACCATCATTGGAGGAACATAACAGTATTTGCAACCGTTGTCGCATCCTCTAAAATAGTTTAAAGCTAATGGGGAATACTCTCTCGCTCTACCCTGCGGTTCATAAATACTCATAACAATCTCCTTTGCCATCAATGGCGACATTGCCGATGTGCTAAAATAAATATATCTCATTATTAAGCTTAAAGCTGCTATTTATATTATTTACTTCACAAAATTTTTTATATCTTTGAACAATCATATCGCAATTTTTTGGTTCGATCTCCATAGTATAAGATTTTTTATTTAACTTTTCACAGGCTATTATCGTTGATCCTGAACCTCCAAATAAATCTAAATATATATTCCCACCTATACCAGCAAATATGGGAGTAATCCAACTAACAGGTTTTCCATGCCCGTGTTCATCGCGTTCTTGGCAGTTAGAAAATTGTTCAACTGTAGATATATGTTTTGCCCCATCAAGAGGGGTGTATTCATATGACCCACGAGTGTTTTTAACAGTTTTTTTATTACCTCTGTTTTTGCCATCTTTTATTATTGCCAAATCTGTATTAAAATGTTCATTATCTCCAAATATACCAATGCTTTTATGTCTTGCGAGCGGTCTATTTGGAGTATACCAGCTTTGGCAACAATCCCAAATAAATTCATACAATGGATTCCAACCAGCTTCAATAGCCATGTGTGAGGCAACACCAAATCTTTTAAAATCCCACATTAATACTAACTTTTGACTATCATTGTTTTTAACTGGCATAGCATTTTGATATAATTCTACTAAATCATAAGGTGGATCGAATACGTAAACATCACAAGTGCAACCATTTAACAATTTTTCAATATCTGTTTGCGAGGTACTATCTCCGCATACCAATTTGTGGTTATTAAATTCCCAAATATCACCATATTTAGTAATTGTTCTAATATCGGATGGGATTCCCTCATCTGATATAGTGTCTAAAATTTCATCTTGTATTTTTACAACAGGCAAATCCACTCCCCACTCTACTAACTCTCCTTGATCCCATTCATTGGCAAGCACAGACCAGTCCCATTCACCACCTGAAACATTGTCTTTGATAATAAACTCTTTTTGCTGTTCTTCGGTTAAATTATCAGCGACAATAACAGGGACTTCTTTTATTCCCGCTTCTATGCACGCTTTAAGGCGCATGTTGCCGCCTAAAACTATCATGTCTTTATTTACTACTATCGGTCTTAATTCAAGCATTTGCGGGAACTGTTTAACGCTTTTCACAAGCTTAATAAACTTATCATCATTAATTAATCGAGGATTGTTTGGATTATTTTTTATTTTAGACACTGACATTAACTGCCATTTTATATCGCTCACAAAAAACCCCTATTGAATAAAAATAGTACGATCACAAAGTATCACAAAATTCCCCGAGTATTCAAGCACTAAATTAGAATGATAACGAGCTGAAAATTTTAGAGTGTCACCTATTTTGCAAAAAATAGTTGTGTCAAATTGTTTGTTCTTTTCGATGTATTTTTTAATTACGGCTGAAGAATCACCGTTTTTGTAAACGGTCAAATTTTTAACATCTTGCCCAGCTTGTATACTAACGATTGCGGCGGTATCAATTGGTGAGGTTACCGAATTTTTTGAGCACCCTACAAAAAACAGCCAGAAAAATAATACGCATATCAATTTCATAACTTTCTCCCGTTAAATTATGTTTATAAAAAATTAACCCCACGATTTGAGCATTTAGTTTAAAAAACTAAAGAGGCTTGTGGGGTGTTGTTAATATAAGTATACACAATTCTACAGCAAAAATCAAGGTCAAAACACAAAATCTTTCGATGGATCGTATTGGAAAAATACATTACCGGTGCAAATGTGGTGCAATGTAAACTAATGTAAACTACATACAAAATCCCGATTTACATATAAAACGCTATTTATGCTATTGATAAATATATTACAAACTATTAATAAATATATGTAAATATTAACAGTTTTATATTTATTTGCAATATATTTGCATTTTTTTGTAAATAATTGTTGTTTTTTGTTGTTTTTTGTTGTATATTAAAGGTGTAGGCAAAAATCCTGCACCGATCCGGCGTAACCGGAGAGAGCAAGAAAAGGAGTTTTTATGGATTACATGATCAAATCGAATGCCGCTGACATAGTGGCAAAAATCAACCCAGCTGCGGGATCTGCGCAGATACTCAGATCCTCACTGGCCGCCATTGCGGCAGAGCCTAATGTTGATGGGTGCCCGGCGTATGTCGGGCACATTTCGGAGGATCGACTGATAGAGTTGGTCCGTAAGTCAATTCCGGAATCCTCCACGTCGGAGCAGTGGAGAGAGTACCGATTAGACGCCGATACATATCGGCGGAGGGTGTGTTATATCAATTTATGCTACGGATGTGAGGTTTTCATTGAGTATTTCGTCGGAAATACTCAGTACATCGTTTCTGCCGGATTTGTGACGATGGCTGGCGGAGGCAGGGAATACCGTTGCACCGACGCGGCGGTGGAAATGTATCGTATCCGGCGCACGGCGGAGAAAATATGAAACAACCAGCCAAACAAACTAATGTAATAAAAATTCGCGTTGATTCGGATGCGAAAGCCGAACTGGGAAAAATAGCGGAATCCGAACAGCGCACATTGGCCGGGCAAATCAGATTAGCGTTGCACGAGTGGCTCGAAGCGAAGATCGCCCGTCCTTGGCGAGGAGCCGCCGCCAAACACTAAGGAAACGGCCAGCACACAACAACAGCCGCAGTATGCAATGCCGCACACCGCTCAAACATTCAACATGTCCGATAATTCAGGGTGCTTGTAACGGTGTCGCATGCAACATACAAATAGCGGCACAGTTCTTGAGTCTTAATCCCTTAAAGCAGGGCGGTGAATTCTACGCCAGCCGGCTTGCGCGGTGACTGCTCCAGTTTGAGCGGTGACTGCTCAGGCTTGAGTGGGGAAATGTAATCAACATTTCCGAGTTAATTTCTATAGGTAGCAAGTAGCTACCGTATAACACACAACCACGCGCCGCTAACCACGTGCGCGCGACTGATCGAAGATTTAGCCTTGCTTGGCGTACTTGAAAAAGTGGTGATAGATAAATTGAAATGTAATTACCGAATGACACAACAAACTATCGAACTGATAGAGGCTGGTTTTATTTACACGAAAAATAAAATAAAATAATTGTTGCTTTTTGTTGCATATTATTTACATGTGAGGGGCAATTAAGCAACTCGCTAACAAGGAGAGTTAAGATGAATTTCGAAACAGCAAAAAAAGAATTGAAGTTGTTGATGGTTGGTGTTGATAAAAACGACGGTAGAGACACCACTATCGAAACTAACGGTTTTGAACTGAGTTCTGCTTGTGAATTAGATGATAGAGAAACGATGTTAAATACTGAAGAATTGGAACAAACGAGAGATTACGATAATAAAGTAATCGAGCTTGCTCGCATAATAGACATCAGGTATGTTGGTAGCGGTATTTGGTACACTTCGGCTTACAGTTCGGAAAAAATGGACGGTGTCAAAGAAAAAGGTAAAGAAATAATTCAGGATTTTGGAGAGTTTAAATAGCAAAAAATTTTCATTTTGGTGCAAACAAGCACTCTATTTTTATCGCAGAATTAGAGAGTGTGGAGCCACGATAGAAACTAAAACTAATAACTCCGGGTATATAAATTTTATTGCTCGGGTAAAACAACCACAATACCGCGCTTTTAATCACGGTGCATTACTAATTGGGGAAATAAAATGACAACAAAAGAAATAATTAAATCTATCTTAATTGGGTGCGTAATCCCTATTTTTATCTACATTGCAGCACTTTTGGCAGGTGGTAAACTATGATCCTACCTGTAAGCGCATACGACCGTTCTCTTGATCCCCCCGAGCCTAAAATAGATGATCGGGATTGCACAAATTGCAAATGGTTAGGTAACGCTTTGCCAACGAAAGAACACCCACACGGCTTCACTATCTGCAAATGTGAAATGCCGGCGTATGATTTTAAACGTGTCCAATTACCAAACGGTGGTATAAAATTAGTTTTTGAAATGGAGTTAAACGAAACGGATAGAGGGTGTGCGTGTGATAATCACAAGTTTGTTTTGGATGAGAATATTTAACACTAATTTTAATAAAGGAGATATATGGAACAGTCTAAATTAGATGAAATTTTGAAGTTGCACAAAATGTGGATTGATGATGTTGGTGGAGAGCAAGCTAAATTTGGAAATGAGGTGTTTGGCAATAATGTTGTTTTCCCTAATTTCGTTATATTTGTTGGGTGCGAACTTGGCGACGGGTGCAAACTTGGCGACTGGTGCGAACTTGGCGACGGGTGCGAACTTGGCGACAGGTGCAAACTTGGCGACGAGTGCAAACTTGGCGACAGGTGCGAACTTGGCGACGGGTGCGAACTTGGCGACGGGTGCGAACTTGGCGACGGGTGCGAACTTGGCGACGAGTGCAAACTTGGCGACGAGTGCAAACACAACAGCATAAAATGTAACCAAATATTTTGCCTGTCAAACATTGATGGCACTGGAAGACAAATTAAAATAGCGACCGATGGGTCAGTAATTAGAATTGAAGCAGGATGCTTTAAAGGCACTCACGAAGAATTTTTAGAAAAAGCTAAACAAGAAGGCGAAGATAACTATGTTTTGCTTATAGGTGCATTTTGTTATGCCTTAAAAACAAAATACATAGCGTAGCATGAATTATATTTACTGTACGAGCGTGACAACTCAAGTTGAAATTTCGCCCAAATGCTCCTTGTGGCATTAACTGTAAAAAGTAACCCATCTAAAGTATGTCACGCACTTTAGATGGGAGGGCTTTCCTTATTAGGTGATTTTATGCCATTTGCAAAACTTGATAGTGGTATAGTTATGAGTTCAATTTGGTTCGAACCATTATCTACGAGAGTTTTATGGATTACAATGCTTGCACTAAAAGATGAATACGGATTTGTTGCAACATCTAGACAAGGGTTACAAAGAGCTGCGAATATTACCAAAGAAGAATTTGATACTGCCATAAACTCTTTAGAGTCTCCCGACTTTGATAGTAGAACCCCTGATAATGAAGGCAGAAGAGTTGAAAAAGTAAATGGCGGTTGGATTATACTAAACAACGACAAATATAGGTTGCATGATGATACGAAAAGGGAAAAGCACAGAATTTATATGAGGGATTACAGAGAAAATAAGTCAACTGTGAATCACTGTGAGTTCACAGTGAGTTCACACTCTGAATCTGAATCTGAATCTGTATCTGTATTAAAAGATAAGAAAGAAGAGTGTAAGAAGGAAACAAAACCAAAACAGCAAGATGAAACTTTTGATATGTGGTATAAGCACTACCCGAAAAAGAGTTCACGAGGTACAGCAGAAAAAGCTTGGTCAAGGGTAACTGAGAAACATTTAGTTGTAACGCTAATTCTAAAAGCTCTTGAATGGCAATGCAAGCAAGAATCATGGACAAAAGAAAAAGGGCAATACATTCCTATGCCATCAACTTACATAAACGGTAAAAGGTGGCTTGACGAAAAATCTGTTGATTACTCCGAAGACCGTAATAGGAAGGCTGTAGAAGAAAATGGGTTCTGAATCGTACAATATGCAAATGGGGAGTTGTTGCGTTTGTGGTGTTGAATTAATGTGTGTTACTGCATACATCAATGAAACCAAATGTGAATCATGCGAAAGCGGATCGGTTAAACTAGTGTTGCCACCATCGTTTGCTAACGGTATCCGAGAAAGGTACAAAACTGCCTGTTTGAGCGACTTTAATACTTCTGAGGCTGTTTCTATGGCTAATGGTTGGATAGTGTCTAAAAGTGGAGAGTTCGCGCTAATAACAGGGGTTAAAGCAGGTACTGGTAAAACACACTTGGCTGTTGCTATGCTTAGAGAGTGGTTCAAAATCAATGGTGAATACGGTTTGTTTGTTTGTGCCGTTGATATGATGCAACAACTTCGAGGGTCGTTTGATGATGGAACAGAAACCGAAAGTTCGCTTTTGTTGAAATGGAAGGCTGTAAAAATACTTTGCATTGATGACATAGGAACTGAGAAATCGAGTGAGTACGCGCTTTCTTCTCTTTATCAGGTTATAAACAGCCGATACATGGATATGAAACCAACAATTATCACAACGAATTTGACATCTATCGAAATTAAAGAGCGGCAAAGTGAACGATTATTTAGCAGGATTTCAAGCGGTATAATAATTACAATGTCAGGTGATGACCTTAGAGAAAAAAATAGAACTGTAAAACAACTTTCAAACAAGGAGCAATAAATGGGACGCTATTTGAGTGTTAATTATGATACTATAGATTTATCGAATTGAAAAAATTAACGGTGAAATTATGTTTGTATGAACGATAATTCTTACACTCCATTCATAGGTGAAATAAAATGAAAGTAAAAATTTGCGTAGTTCCTTATTCTTTAACTATAGAGTCTGATAAGTTTTTGGTGGATCATGATGGAACGGAGAATCTTTATGGGGTCAAATCAGTTACTCAAAGCACTCAATAAAAATTTTAAAGTGTTCAAAAGAACAAGAACTTAGAACTGCACTCCATGAAATAATTCATGGCATTGTAGAACATGGG